TATTACAGTAATTGAACAAAATATTAATTTTATAGAATGGGAAGAAAATATGATTATGAAAGCATTTAATATAAAAAATAATGATATATTAAATTGTATAATTAGATTAAAAAATTCTATATGTTAAATATAGAATTTTATTTTTTTTTGTATAAAATTTATATTAATATATTTTATATATAATAATATAATAATTATTAATCATGAATGAAATATCTTTTATAATATTTTATAGTATTTGTATACTATTTATTTTTATATGTATTTACTATATTTCAGTATCTAAAAATTGTTTTAAAAACAATATTTTTTATAAATTATTAGGTATTTTTATAACAGGGGCTTTAACATTTAGTTATTTATTATTAAATAAAGTAACTGAATATAAATCAGTTAAAAATAAAATAAATAAAGAATTTATAGGAAGTAATAACCATCCATTATTAGAAGATTTAGGTATTTCTTTTTCTAAAGAAGTAATTGAAAATAATACTGAAGAAAAATTTAATGAACTAAAAAAATATATTATAGATATAAATAAATCAGAATTAAATCAATTAAATAATAAATATTCAGATAATCAATATTTTGCAAAATTTATTTTAAATGATCATAAACAAAAAATAATTAATGATAAATATAATAGTTTAAAACAGGAATATCTAAATGCAGTTACTGCAATAAATGAAGAAATAACACAAAAAATATCTAAGTCTGGGTTATTTAAAAGACAATTACAAAATCAAAATAATACTTCATTTTATCCAAAAAATATAATATCTAATATTTTTAAATCTTATACAGATATTAAAAAACAAATTGATAATAATAGAATAAATAATATATTTCAACCACAAATGATACTTATTGATATTAATGATCGTATTAATATTGATTATAATATTTTAAATGATAGTAATAAATCAATTAAAGAAAAAGAAACATATGTTAAAAATAATATTAAAATATTTAATATTTTATCAAAAACTAATTTATTGCCGGATGGATTAATTAATGAATTAATAGATAAAATTATTTCTATTGGACAATTATATAAAAATTATACTGATTTAAATAATAAAATAAATAAAAAAATTCCAAACTTTAATCCAAATAATTTAATTATAGATGAATTAAACGATAATATAAATGAAAATAATTTTTTAAATGATTTAGATAAAAATTATCTAAAAATTAATTTAAAAGTTCAAACTTTATTACAAGAATATTTTAAATTATTATCAGAACAAAATAATATAGATAATAAAATTAATGAATATAAGCAATGCTATGATTGTTATGATAAAATTTATGAAAAATTATCTAAATTAGTACAAGAATTAAGAGAATCTAAATTTCAAAGTGAAGAATTATATAACGTTTTAAAAGAAGAAAATAATATATTACAAAAACAAATTAAAGAATTACAAAGTAAAAATCAAGATAATGAAACTAATTTATTATCTAGAAAAGAATCTTTATCTAGATTAAGTGAAACTAATCAACAATTACAAGAACAACTTGAAAAATCTAAAGAATTAAATAATGGTTTAACTACTGAAATATCTACTAAAGATACACAAATACTAGATTTAACTACTAAATTAAATTCTAATTCTCAATTAAATCAAGAAGAAATAGAAAAATTAACAGAATCTATTACAAAATTAACTAATGAAAAAAATACTTTATTACAGGAAAAACAACAATTAACTCAAAATTTGTCTATATTAGAATCAAAATTTACATCAAAACAACAAGAAATAAATACTTTGTATTCTAGTATAGAAAGTTTAAAAAAAGAAATTGACGATAATATTGATAAAATTAAAGATTTAACTAATCAATTAAGTTTCTCAGAATCTTCAAATTTAGCATTACAAACAAGAATAGATAATGCTAAACAATTAGAATCACAATTTAAAAGTTATAAAGAAGAAAATGAAAAACAGCAGTTAATAAATAAAGAATTAAAAGACCAAAATGCTGAACAAATAAAAAAATTAACTGAAGAATATAATTCAAAATACCAATTATTAGAAACTGAATATACTAAATTAAAAGATGATTATGATTTAAATGAAAAAAATATTGAACAAATACAAAATTGTGAAAAAGAAAAAAAACGACTTAATGATATAATAGAACAAAATCAAAATGATCAATTAGAATTAGAAAAAGGTAAAAAATTTTATAAAGAAAAATATGATCAATATAATGATACAATTAAATTAAAAATTAAAGAATTATGTAAACAAAAACAAGATGATTATAGCGAATATGAAAAATTAACTACTAAATATTATGATGAATGGAATGATTTTACTAATACTACTTTACCTAATTTTATGGAAATATCAAATATAAATATAAATCCAAATATAAATAAAGATATCACTATAGATCGAAAAGAAAATAATTATAAATTAAAATTATCTAATGATGAAATAACAAATTATAATATTATAGAAAAGAAAAAAAATAATTTAATAGATAGTAATCAAGAATTAGAAAATGAAATAATTCCGGAAATTACTGAAGAAACTATAATAGATTTACAAAACAAATATAATAATATATTAGAATATGAAATTAAAATAAATACTTTAGCATATAGAATTAAGACTATTAATAGTATATTAACAGATTTAAATGCTTCATGTAATGAATTGGAAATTGATTATACAACAAATGATGTACCTTATTTACATCAAGGAATTAATAAATTAATTAAAGATCATTATACTTTATTACAAAAGATAATTATTTTAGCTGATAGACAAAAAATATTTAAAGAACGATTATTAGATACACAAGATATTATTAAAAATTCAGAAAAAACTAAAAATGATATTATTACATTATCATCTAATAAAGATTTAATGCAAAAAAGTATTGATGAATTATATACTGATAATCAAATAAAAAAAAATACAATAGAATCATTAGAACAACAATTAAAAGTTTTAAATGATACTTTACAAACAATATCTAAAGATAAAGATTTAGAATGTCAAATTAAAATTGATAAATTAAAAAAAGATTTAGTTGATTTAAATAGTAGAATTCAAGAATTAGAAAATTCTAATATTGAATTAACAAAAAGTAAAGAAACTTTTTTTAAAGGATTGAATAAAACTATAACAACTACAATTAAAAACGATTTAAAAGATAATACAGAACTTATTAAAAGTTTTCAAGAAATGTTAAATAATGAATCATTAATTATTAATCAAGAAACTAATAAAATAGATCATATAAAAATAATAAAAAATAAAATTAATTTTATTATAACTAATTTATTAAGTATTAATACCAAATATCAAGATTTATTAATACTTAATAAAACATTACAAGAAGAAAATACAACATTAAAAGAAGAAAATAATGATTTAAAACTATATAATGAACAGTTAAAAGGTTATTTAAAAGATACAGAAAAAAATATATCAATTTATCAAAATTTTAATCAAGAGAGTATAAATATTATTATTAATTTAAGTACTCAAATACAACAATTATTAGATTCGGTTGTAAAAAATACTTTAATAATTGACCAAAATAGATATAAAATTTTAGAAAATAATGATAATTATAAAGAAATTAGCCAAAAACTTAATAGTGATATCAATAGTATTAAAATACTAATGGATGATTTAGAAAAACAAAAAAATATAGATTTTGATATTCAAAAATTATTTGATAATATTACTAATTTAAATAATCAACAAATAATTCCAAATATTACTAATTTTCAAAATAATATTATTAAAGAAATTCTTAATGAATATAATAAAAATATTCAAGAATTAAATGATATAAAATTACAAAATGATACAATTATTGCAGAAATTGCGGATATAAATCAAAAAAATCAAAAATTAGAAAGCGAATTAAAACAAAAAGAAAGAGAATATAATGAAAAAATTCAAAAATATGATCCTAATATTTTTATTTCGTTTATACAAAATATATTTAATACATTTAATCAAAATAATAAACAATATAATATTGATGATATAATTTCAATAGAAAAATTTAAAGAAAATATTCAAGACAGTTTATCATCAGTTATTGATAAACATAATAAAATTTTTAATGAAATTATTCAAGAATATACAATTCAAATTAAAGATTTTCAAAGAAAAAATGATGAACAATATGATATTATTGAAAGATTAAAAGTAAAAAAAGAACAAAATATTAAACTTAAACCTATAGCTGAAAATAAATTACAAAATATTAAATCTGAAGAGAACAATATACAATCTAATATTCAAAAAACAAGTTCTGAAATTATTACTTTACAAACAACTATTGATCAATTAACAATTGAAAATAGTGAAAAAAATCAAGAATTAGAACAAACTTTAAAACAAAAAAGTGATATTGAAGAAAAATTACAATCGATATCTAAACAAAATGAAGAATTACAACAAAGATTATCTGAAAATAGTACTAATAATTCTCAATTAAAAGAATTAGAAATTCAATTTGATAGTAAATTACAAAGTAAAGAATCTGAATTAGGCCAATTACAAGAGCAATTACAAAGTAAAAAATCTGAATTAGAACAATTACAAAAACAATTACAAAGTAAAGAATCTGAATTAGAGCAATTACAAAAGCAATTAAAAAGTAAAGAATCTGAATTAGAACAATTACAAGAAACTTCACAAAGTAAAGAAGAAGAACTAATTAAATTACGTAGTAAAGAATCTGAATTAGAGCAATTACAAGAGCAATTAAACAGTAAAGAACAAGAACTAATTAAATTACGTAGTAAAGAATCTGAATTAGGCCAATTACAAGAGCAATTACAAAGTAAAAAATCTGAATTAGAACAATTACAAGAAAATTTTCAAAAAAATAAATCTGAATTAGAACAATTGAAATTAATATCTCAAGAATTAGAACAAAGATTACAATTAAATATTAAAAAAATATCAGAATTAGAAGAATTAGATCTCCAAAATAAACAAAAAATAGAAAATTTATTATTAAAAGAAGAAGAATTTAATTTAAAATTAGAACAATATCAAAAAAATAAAGATTTAGTTAAAGAATTAGAAACTAAATTATCTATTAGTGAAGAAAAATATCGTCAATTAAATGACAAATATATTATTTTAGAAAGAGAAAAAAATGAATTAAATATTAAATATCAAAATATTCTAGATGAAAATGAAAAATTTAAATCACGAATTTCATTTTTAGAACAAGAATTATCAAAAAATAAAGAAATAAATAATCAAATAAATATGATAAATCAAGAATTAGAACAAATTAAATTAGAAAAACAATCTTTACTTAAACAAAATGGCATTTATAAAGAAGAATTAGATAAAGTATCTAAAGAATTAAAAACTATAACAGAACTTAATGAACAATTAATAAAAGAAAAGGCAAGTTTAGAATTATTAGTAGCAAGTTTATCCGCTGAACAAAAAGATCAATTAAATACAACAGTTACAAAAATAATTAATGAATATTTAAAAAATAATAATATTCCTACAAAAGATACTGCTTTAAATATCAATGTATCTACAATATTAGGAGATACATTAACAAATAATGACTTATTACAAAAACAAATTAATAATTTAATTATGCAAAATAAAAAATTAATTAGTGATTTAGCAACTGAAAAACAACAATCTTATAATTTAAATGTTAAATTACAAGCAACTGAATTAGTAAATGGATTAATTCAAGTTAAAGTTTTAGAAATAGCTATAGCTGATAAAGATAAAAGAATAGTCGAATTATTAAAAGAAATTGAAGATAATAGTAAAAGTAATACAGAAAAACAAACAGCTCTTATTCAAAAAAATGAACAAAATAAATTAGAAATTAAAAGATTAACTGATGATATTGATTTAAAACAACAAACTATTTTAGAATTAACTGAAAAAAATGAATCATTAACTGAAAAGAATAAAACATTAGAACAAAACATAATAGAATTAACTAAAGAAAAAGATCAAATTATACAAAAAATTAAAAAAGATTATACAGATAATGATATAAAATTAAAAGCCGCACTTATTGATTTATCTAAAAAAAAGGATCAAATAATTAAAGAATTACAAGAATTAGATACACAAAATAAATTAGAAATTCTAAACTTAACTAATAGTATTGATAATATTACTAAAGAAAAGGATAAAAAAATATTAGAATTAACTGAAAAAATATCAGAATTAAATGCTAAAAATGAAACATTATTAAAAGAAAATACAAAATATATTAATAATATATTAAATGTTTTATTAATAAATGAAACAGAAATTGATAAATCAAGAATAATAGAACTAGATCTTAATAGTTTAAATGATGAAATAAAAAATTTAAATAATCTTTTTAATAATGTAAATTTTATTATAAATGAAGAAAATGTTAATAAAATAATAGAATTAATTAATAATTATAAAACTAAAATAATAAATCTATTATATAAAAATAATGAATTAACTATACTAAATAAAGAATTATTAGAAAAAATAGATAGTAAAGAAAAAGAAATTATAAGTTTAAAAGAAATAATTCAAAAAAAAGTACAAAATGAAACTGAAAATTTATCTACTTTAGAAGCACTCGATGCTAAATTTTTACAATTAATAGAATTAAATAATGGTATTCAACAAAAATATTTAAATGATGTTGAAACATTTGTTGGGTCATTTAAATCTTTTATTGGTGGTTCTGAAGAAGAATCAAATAAACAACAAATTATAATAAATACATTAACATCTCGATATACGTTATTATTAGAAAAATATGAAAAATCAACAAAAATTTATGAAAATTTAGATAAAACTATTAATAAATTAAAAACAGAATTAACTGAAAATAAAACAAAATATGATACGGAAATACAACAATTAGAAAAGAATAATAAAGAATTAACTGATAGTATATCAAAATTAGAAGAACTTAAAAATAATAAAGATATATTAATACAAAAATTTAAAGAAAAAGTACAAGAATTAAATGATCAAATTAAACAATTGACAATAAAACATTCTAACTTAAATGAACAAAAAAATAAATTAGATGAAGATATTAATACATTAAAAATTAAATATAATGAATTAATATCAAATAAACAAAAAGAATTTGATAAAGAAATTTCTAGATTAAATCAAGAACATAAAGATGAAATTGACCGATTAACTGAAAGATTAAATCAAGAACATGATGCTAAAATTATAGAATTAACAACAAGATTAAATCAAGAACATAAAGATGAAATTAACAGATTAACAACAAGATTAAATCAAGAACATAAAGATGAAATTGACAGATTAACAACAAGATTAAATCAAGAACATAAAGATGAAATTGACAGATTAACTGAAAGATTAAATCAAGAACATAAAGATGAAATTGACAGATTAACTGAAAGATTTATAATCTTACAGCAAGAAAAAGAATCATTAGAAACTAATAAAAAAGAATTAGAAACCAATAAAAAAGAATTAGAAACTAATATAAAACAATTAGAAACTAATATAAAACAATTAACGGAGGAAAATAATTTAATAATGCTTAGAAATAATGAATTAGAACAAAATAAACAAGAAAATGAAACAAAAATAGAACAACTTAATGCTAAGATAACACAATTAGAATATGAAAAACAAATACAATTATTAGAATTAACTAAATTAAAAGAAGAACATAAAAAATTATTAACTGAATTAGAACAATTAAAAACTGCATTCGAAAAATTACAAATACAATTATCAAATTCTGAAGATAGTAATAAAAATTTAACAATAGAAAAAGAAAAATTAAATTTAAAATTATCAGATAAAGAACAAGAAATAAATGAATTAAAAATTCAATTAAATCAAACAGAACAAAATTATTTAAATATTATAAAAGAAAATGAAAAATTAAAAAAAGAATTACAAAAAGCAAAAGATGATTTAGTATATGGAGATGATATTTATTATTTTATAGAAAAACCTAAAAAAGAAAAACTTATTATTAATAATGTAGATTTAACAACAAATATTAAAAATAAAAAAATAGATAAATTTAGTGAATATTTATTAAATAACCCTAGAATATAATAAAAAAAAAATTGAATATGATATTTTTTTTAATTATATAATAACAGATTTTAATTACAATCACCAAAGCTATCAATATGAACAATCAACAAGTTTTTGATCAAATTATTTCATTGATTAATGTATTAAACATTAATTTTGATGATTTATATAATCATTATAAAATGAATCAAAATAATGATGATAGAAAAATTAGTTGTGAAACTATTGAAGAAATCATTGAAGAAATTGCTGATGATGTAATTAATAAAGAAATTAAAGAAGAAAAAAAAACTATTAAGTCTTTTATTAAACCTGAAAAAAAGAGTTGGGCTGATTATAGTGATGATGAAGATGATTTCTATGTTGAACAAAAACCAAAGAAGTTAGAAACTTCAGAAACAAAAAGATGGGATGATTATAGTGATGATGAAGATGATGATCAAACCCCAATTAAAACACAAAAAAGTAAAAGTTTTTCAGATATTGTAAAAAATAAAGTTTTGGAGAAAAAAGAAATTATTCCAGAACAAAAAACATATAAAAAACAAGAATTTAAATCTAAAGTATCATCAAATGTCATTGTTATTGAAAATTTACAACAATTTTTAGATTTTATGAGAAATACTCCAAAAAATGAATACATTATTAAAGATTATGCTCATTGTGATCATACATTTAATGGAAGTTTATGTGATAATGTAAAAAAATGTAAAAAAATTCATATCCAAAGATGTATTCATGGTGATAATTGTGAAAAGAAAAAATGCACTTATATTCATTTAAAAGATATGCCTACAGATTCAGCAAAGGATAACTTTATTGAAAGTATGGAACAATATAATCAAATAAAATCAAAAAAAAGAGTATGTTGTTAAATATATATTTTATAAAAATACATAATCATCATGTATATTTTTTTTGATATTATTTTTAATAAATATATTTAAATTATTAAATTCTAAATAATTATTATATTGAATAATTCGATCTTCTTGAGAAAATGATTTTTGAAAATTTTTAATATAACTATTTACAATATCTGATACAGTAATATTATGTTTTTTTATGATATTTATAATTTCTGATAAACATTTTTCTTTTTTTATTTGAGGTGATACTCTCATATTCTAAAATTCTAATACTTTTATATTATAAAAATTATTTTTTTTTTAGAATATATATATATTTATAATATATTATAATAAAATAATCATTATAAAATTATGGATATCGTTAAATTATTTACTACTAAAAATACAATAACTGAAAATATTAAGTTTAAATCAGTTAAACAATTATTTGGATCTATTGAAAATATAAATTATTTATCTAATATTTTATATAGAGAAAATTATTTATCTAATAATAGAGAATTATATAATAATATAAAAAATAAAGTAAAAAAATATATTAAATCATGGATTAATTTAGGAAAATTTGATAATATTGATGATAGTTTTCTACCTAATTATGATACTGATTTACAATTAAAATATTATAATAAATTATTTATAGATACATTTAAAGATCAAATAATTGATTATAATTTATATAATAGTGAAATACAAAATAATCCATATTCTCATAAATTTTTAATTAAAAATGAAAAAAAAAATATGTCTGATTTTCAAGCAGATGATTATCAATATTTAAATACTAATAATTATAATGAAAAATTTACATTAAATACTCAATTTAAAAAATCATATAATCAAATTCCATATTATGAAAAATGGATATATAATAAACATTATGATAGAAAAGATACAGGATCTTTAGAAACTAGATCATTAGAAAATAAAAATTCTAAAATATATAATAATAAAGATTTATATAATAATTTAGAGTATTTAAAATAATAACATTTAAATTTAATTATAATAAACAGATATAACTATTATGTTAAATAATTTAAATTCAGATATACTTATAAATATATTAAATTATGTTGGATTTTATCATGATTATAAAAATTTAAAAAATACAAATAAATATTATTATAATTTATTGTACAATTTAACAGATGCTATTTATTATATAGATGATGATTATATTCATAATAATAATTGTTTATTGATTTTAAATGATTATCATAATTATTATCAAAATATATTTTTTAATCAAATAATTATCATTAACAATATTAAAGAATTATTTACATTTAATTTAAAAAATATTAAATTATTAGATATTAATTTATACGAAACAAATATATATTATGAAAATGAATATGATATATTTAATGAAGAAATTTTAGAAAAATTAATTAACTTAAAATATTTAAATATTTCAGAATCAAATATTAATTATTTACCACATAATTTAATAAATATAGAATATTTAAACATTAGTGATACAAAAATTAAAACAATACCAAGAACTTATAAAAAACTAAAATATTTAGTTTGTGTACCTTATTATACAAATAATTTAAAATATATACCTAAAAATATATCTTTAAATTTGCATTATTTAGAATTAATTAATATTTGTCATAAATCAATATATTTAAATAGTGAAAATTTAAAATTTTTAGAAACATATGAAGGTGAAAAAAATATATGTAATAAAACATATATATATTTAGATAATAATATTATGAAATATAATCAACATAATAATATGATAATTTTATATATAAATAATAAAAAAAATAATAAAATAAATAGAAATATTGATTATATAAATATAATACCAAAATTATATTTTTATTGCTTTGCTTGAATTAATATATCAATTAATTTATTATAATTAGGTTTTTTATGTTCTATTGTTAATATCTTATTAATTTCTAAAATAAATAATTTAATAAATTGATATTCATATAATGTATTCATAAAAATTGATTCTTTAATTTCAATTATTTTATGAATATTTTTTTGATTATATAATTCTTTAAATAAAGAATCATCTAATAAATATAATATAATATATAATATACTTTCTATATCATCAGATCTTTGTCCTCTAAATCCTTTATTTATATTTCTAGAACTAAATAAATCATTACCTTTTCTATTATTTAATTTAATATTAGGATAAAATTCTGAATATATATTTATATATTTATCACATAAATTAAAATCAACTAGTTTAATATTCATAGTATTTTTATCAATAAACATAATATTTTGTGGTTTTAAATCTATATATAAATATTTATTTGAATGTATATATTTCATAGTCTTTATTAATTGAATAGCTATATCTAATATATCATTTATTAAAAATATATATGTTTCTTTTTTTAAATCTAAAGTATAATTTAAATACTCTTCTAATAATATAGCATATTTATCTTTTTCATAAAAATAATTTTTAGAATTATTAGAATATAATTTAACAATATTATTATGATTATTAAATATATTAGATAATAAAATATATTCATAGTATAATATATTTTTATTATTTTGTATATCTTGATATTTAATAATAAAATTATTATTTTGATACTTTACTAAATATACTTCATTATATGTACCTTTATTTAAATATTCTATAGAATCATATAAAATATTATTCATATTTAATTTTTTTTTTAAAATAATTAATTTATCATTATCATTATCATTATCATTATCATTATCATTATTATTTTCGTTATTATTATTTAATGATTTTTGAATAATATTATAATGTCTTGTACAATAATTTTTAGATAAGTAGTTAAATTTTGATTTAAATTTACAATTTTTATCTTTAACTATAAATTCACAAAACATATTTATAAATATATTAATATTAATAATAAATTCAATTTTATAAATAATATATAATATAAATATTTATCAAATTATAATTATTATCATATAAATGAGTATTAAAAATATCTATATATGTAATGGAAATGGAAAATGTATAATTTCTTGTTATTGTAAATGTTTTTATTATAATATTAATTATCAAAAAATTTATCATAATAAATGCGTATGTGGGCATCGAAATCATAAAACTAATGAAAATTATATATATGGTTATTGTCCGTCAAACCATTGTCAATTAATTAAATGCACTAATTATAATTACTGTAAATTAAAAAGACCTTTATATGAATTAAAATTAAATAATATGTATTGTAATTTTTGTGCTCTTTATTTAAATTCATTTATTAAATTAGATTTAGTTAAAAAATGTACTATATGTAATATTAATGAAAATATAGTTTTATTAAAATGTAATCATACTATATGTTATAATTGTTTAGTAAATAATACTAAATGTATTAATTGTAAAAATACATTAATTTCGTGTAAACGCAATAATTTAGATTGTGAATATATAAAATATAAATGTCATATATGTAAAAATTAATTTAAAATTGAAGTTAATTATATAAAAATATTATAATATTATGCCTGAAAAAAGATCATATATAAATTTTTTAGATAAAACAGAATTTCCATTTTTTATTAAAGATGGAAAAATTAAATTTAAAAAATTATTAAGTAAAGTTAATAAATCTAATAATATTAGATTTTGGAAAATTTATAGTATATTAAAAAATAACAATTTAATATTAGATATAACTGAAGATTTATTAGATATAAATAATTTTAATGAATTTAAATTGTTATATAATAATTTAAAATTATATATTTATACTGAATATGGAATGGTTAGTGGTAAACTTACTAAAACAGAACCAACTATCATAGATATGGGAAAAAATTTAAATAAAAAAAATGAAACTACTATATTAACTCAAGGTTTAATACATATGAGAAATTTATATTTAAAAAAACAAAAATCAGGATATAATATTAATATAGATTTAATAGAACAAAATGATATTTATCCAATGGCTTTACAAGTTTATTCTAAAAATAAAAAACATATAAATTATCCTTGTTATATTCAACCAAAATTAGATGGAATTAGATTAATTGCAAAATATAATCATAATAAAACAGATATTATTTTACAATCTAGACGTTTAAATAAATATAGTGGATTTGATTTTATAAAAGAAGAAATTAAATTATTATTACAAAATAATACAGATTTAATATTAGATGGAGAATTATATAATCATAGTTTAGATTTACAAAATATATCAGGTATTGTTAGAAATGAAAAATCAGATAAAGATAAAGATAAATTACAATATTATATTTTTGATTGTTTTGAAATTAATAATGATACTATATTTGAAGATAGAATTAAATTACTACAAATAAAATTTAATTTATTTAATAATTTTAAATATTTAAAATTAGTAGATACAATATTAGTAAATAATGAAAAAGATGGAGATAAATTATATAAAGAGTATATACAAAAAAAATATGAAGGTATAGTATATAAAAATAAAAATGTAATATATGAACATTCTAATATTAAAGAAATTAGATCTATGAATTATTTAAAAAGAAAAAAATCTTATGATGCTGAATATCCTATTGTCGGATACGAAGAAGGGCAAAATGGAAAAGATAAAGGAGCAATTATATTTATAATGAAAACGGAAGATAATAAAGAATTTAGAGCAGTACCTAATATGCCATTAAAAAAAAGAAAAGATTTATATAAGGAAGCAAATAAAGATTTTAATAAATTTAAAAATAAATTAGCGACAATTTCATTTGATGAATATAGTAAAGATAAAATACCATTAAGACCAAAATTTATAGCAATTAGAGATTATGAATAAAATATTTAATAAAGTACTTTATTTTTTTTATTTTTAATTTCTTTAATATTTTTTAAATTATTTTTATAATTTTTTAATATTTTATAAGATAGAGTTAAATAATAAATAAAATTCATTTTATTAATATAAAATTTTATATTTAATTATAAAATATAAACATTAATATAGATATGTCTGATAATACAGACAATAATGATAATCAAAATAAAAAAAATAGATGTTATGAATGTAATAAAAAATTAGGATTATTACCAATTAAATGTAGATGTAATAATATTTTTTGTGAAAAACATCGTTATGCTGAAAAACATATGTGTTCTTATAATTATCAAGAACAATATAAAAAAGAATTAATTAAACAAAATAATTTAGTAATATCTGAAAAGGTATCAAAAATATAAAAAAAAAATACAAACATATAATATATAACACTACCCTGTATAGCACTAGTAGTCCAACATCCAGTCTCTGTTTGGCAAAGGATGTCCTTCTATATAATGAAAAATGAGGAACTGGACGAAGTCATCCATATCCATCCACTCTTCATCATACCACCTCATGATAGACCCCCATCCGTGCTTGATGTGGTACCGATCGACATGCATATTGATAATGTGTCTGCCTCTCAGAAACACGTCAAAGTTCCCAGGATACTCCTTAGTATGTTGGAACTCAAACTCCAACAACACAGGCTGCTCAAGCTGTCTCTGTTTGATCTCATACAGATATTTCTGTGTGATGATCAAAGGCTCAACAAGCTTTGAGAACTGTTTCTTGTTCTCTTCCAACAGACCATTGAAGTCAAGGATTTTGTCCTTCACTTCTTGTGGGAAACAATCCCACGACAGTGTTGGCTTGTGTTGAGCAATACGTTCCGCTCTTTCCAACGCTTCCTGCTCCAGCCTATCTTCTTCTTTCAACTCCTCCAACTGCTTGTTCAGATTGTTTAACACATCAGTCCACATTGCAATGTGGGATGACAGTTGTTCAATCCGTTGCTTTGTTGAAGTCATTGTAGTTGACATTTATAAATATAAAAAAATTTAATTATTTTTTTATAATTATCCAATAACCCAATTATAATTACAAAAATTACAAGTTAAACTTAAATTAGAACCTTCATCTAAAGATCTACCTTGATATTCTTGTATTTTTACTTCTTTTTTTCCACAATTTTTACATTTATATAAAGTACTTGTTTTATAATTTAATTTTTGTTCATTACGTAATTTTAAAGTATTTTTAATATTTACAGATTTATCTGGGCATAAATCTTCAGATGATAAACTTGCAATTTTAGTAATATCAATTTTATTATCAATTATCTGATTAATTAAATAATTAGATTTAACTTCAGATTCTTCATCTAAATTTTTAGTAATTTTATTACAATATAATTGATATAGATATATAAATTTTTCATTATCCCATGATTTATAAATTAATAATTCTTCTGATTTTTTAACAGTTTCAGCATAACAAGATTTTTCAATTTCTATAATTGTATTATCTTGTTCTAATCTATATAAATTTTTAAATCTTTTATTTTTTTGCATAATATTTGCAATTAATAAAATAATAGCTCGTCTAATATTACAATATTGATCATCTTGATATAATCTTACTGGAATTGTAAAATTTAAACGTTTTTGAATTTTATCATAATCCATCTTTATTTATATTATTTTTATATTTTTAATTCAATTTTAAAATAAAAAATATAATATAATAAATGATAAATACTTAATTATGAATGATATTATAATTGTATGTTATAAAAATAATCAAATGATTTCATCATCTAACTATTATGAAAATTTAATTAAATCAGATCAAAATAGTTTAGACTATTGTACAAAATGTGATGAAACAATTTTTAATAAATATTTTATTAAACATTGTTTATTATGTAATTATTGTCATGAAAAAAATAAAATTCATTGTAAATTTTGTAAAAAATGTTATAATTCTAATTTAAATAATGATAAAGATATAATTAAACATAAAAAACAATGTGATCAATTTAATAAATATATAACTTATAAATAAATATTAATATTTATTTTTTTTTGATTTAAAATTGAATTAAATTATATTTTATTAATTATACTATTCTAATACTTTTTTCTTTAATAATAATGGAAAGTTTTGTAACATATTATAATGAAAATCATAATAGTAATTTAGAATTTGAAATTACCTATCATTTATATAAAAATATAAATATTTATAAAAGTATTTTTCATAAATTAAAAGAAATTAGTGAAAATATAACTATTATTGAAAATATTGATATTTATTATGATAATAATATTAGATTAACAAAACAATTTAAAAATGGTAATAATTTAAATAAAGATATAAGTATTAAGAAAAAATCTTTATTAAAACCAATAACTTTAAAAAATTATATTGATAATGTTAATTTTATTAAAGTAAAATTAAATGAAGAAAATAATGTAAAATTAATAGGATCTAATAATATTAAAATGATTAGAATTAAATTAAGATTAAATTTTATATTAAAAAATAATAAAGATTATTCTATTGATTTAGATTTAATTAAAAATTTTAATATACAAAATAATAATTTAAAAGAAGTAAAAAATTTAGTATTTAAACCTTATAAATTATCAAATATTACTGAAGATATTAATTTTACATTATTTGATGAAATAGTATTAGAAACTGAATTTTTTAATAAACAATTAACTATTGATACTGTAAATAATAGTATTACATTTATAGAAAGTTTATTAAATGATTCTAAAGATAATAATAATAATGATTATCAAGAATATATTTTTAATATTGCAAAATTTATTATATCTAATAAATCTTATTTAGATAATTTTAAATATAAATCAGGATTAAAAAAATTACTAAACAATGTAATTGAATTAAATTCAGATATATATTGTAAACATATATTACCTAATATTGAAAATTATTATATTACTGATAAAATTGATGGTAAAAGATGTATTTGTTATATTGAAGAATATTTAGATAAAATAAATATTACATTAATTTCAAATAAATTATATAAAATTAAAGAATATAATCATATATTTAATAAATCTGAAAAATCTAATTATAAAATTACAATTTTAGATTGTGAATTAATTTTAGATTCTAAATTAAAAAATGAAGATATTGTATCTGAAAATGATATATTCTTATATATATTTGATATAATTACATATGAAAATAATCAAATTGGCTTTGATCCATTTGAAAATAGATTTAATTTTCTAGATAAAGGATTTAATAAAATTAAATTTTTACCAAATATTAAAATTAAAGATTATATTAAATTAACATCTAATTATAAAAATGAATTAACTGAATTTTATAATAAAAAAATAAATAGTAAATTTTATGAAATTGATGGTTTAATCTTTGTACCAAATTCTCATGTAAAAAATACTGAACATAAATATCCTATTAATACTAATTATAATAATATGATTGGATATAAATGGAAACCTATAGAACATATGACTATTGATTTTTATATTTGTAAATTACCAAATAATTTATATAATAATAAACCATATAGTCAATATAAATTAAATAAAAATGATAATATTTATATATTATTCAGTGGAATTTCTAAAAATGATTTCGATAAGTTAAATTTTACTTATTTAAATAATTATAAAAAAATAATCCCTGAAAAATTTTTAAATAATACTTATTTTCCTATTCAATTTTCTACTAGTGATAATCCAAATAATTATATATTTATTTCATCAGTTGATGATTTACATAATAAAATTGGGGAGTTTTTCTATGATACCAAATTAAAACAATGGGATTTAAAAAAAATTAGAGATGATAGAGATATTGAATTAGAACGTGGTGAATATTTTGGTAATTATTATAAAATTGCTGAATTGATTTGGATTAATATTAATAATCCTTTAGATATTAATAAAATGGTTGATAATAATAAAGATTGTTATTTTCAAATAGATGATAATTTAATATATAAAGCCCAAAGATCTTTTAATTCTTATGTAAAAAGTAAAACATTAGAAAATATAATTTCTGATAAATTATATGATAAAAACGATACAAATTGGGTAATTGATTTAGCAGCAGGTAAAGGACAAGATTTAGCTAGATTAAATAATTTAAATTTTAAAAATGGATTATTTATTGATAAAGATAAAAATGCATTATTAGAATTAGTTAATAGAAAATTTGATTTAAAATCTCATAAAAAAACAAATATTAAGGTTTTTACAAAAAATTTAGATTTATTAACTGATTATAAAGATATAATCAAAGAATTAGAAATATTTAATATTGAACCAGAAAGTGTAGATATAATGATTTGTAATTTTGCTATCCATTATATTATTATAAATGATGATAGATTATTAAATTTAATTAAATTATTAAATAATTATTTAAAACCTGGTGGTCGATTTATATTTACTTGTTTTAATGGTTATAAAATATTTAAATTATTAGAAAATAGTAAAGAATGGAATAGTTATGATGAAAATAATAATTTAAAATATTCTATTAAAAAATTATATAACACAGATAAATTATTAAATACTGGACAAAAAATTGATGTATTATTACCATTATCTAATAGTTATTATACAGAATATTTAGTTAATTTAGATTATGTATTTGATATATTTAATGAAAACAATTTTGTATCTGAATTATCCTTATCATTTAATAACTTTTTAGATGCTTTTAAAACAGATAATAATAAAATGTTTAGTGGATTATCTAATATTGATATTGAATATACAAGTTTATATCAAGTAAATATTGTTAAAAAAAAAAGATTTAAAAACAATATTATTATTAAATCAAATATTGAACAATTATTTTATAATAAGAATAATATACATAATATTAAAGGTTCAAATGAATTTCAAAATAATATTGAATCAAATAATTTAAATCAATTATTAAATGTTAATAATGCTAATAGTATTTTATTAATTGTTAATACTACAAATAATAAATTACTTAAACATATTGAATCATTATTATTAGATATTAATTATAAAAATAAAAATATTAATAAAAAAAATAAAAATAAAATTTTTAAAATAATTGGATTCGAAGTCAATAATAATAATTTTAATGAATGGATTTCTATATATAAACATTTAACAAAAAATAATTATGAATCAGTTATATTTTATGATATTTCATTTGCATTAACTGATGAATATGAAAAATTATTATTTAAAAATCCTATTTTACCAATTATATTATTTGATAATAATTATAAAATAGTAATTATTAATTCTAATTTATTAAATAAAATTTTAGAAAGTGAATTAAATATTTTAGAATATTTTAATATTAATAATTTAACATATTTTACTAATGATTTATTATTTAATCAAAATATTTTTGATAATATAAATATTAATAACTCTATACAAAAAAATGAATTAAAAGAATATGATATTATTAAATTCAATTAAATATTATTATAAAATTCAATTACTTCATTATTTACTTTAAATGCAGTTTTAGATAAATTTGATATATATATTGAATTTAATTTTTTTGCTCTTGATAATGCCACATATGCCATACCATATTCAAAAATAGATTCACCTAAATCAATTTCTATATAATCTAATGTTTGGCCTTGACTTTTATGAACTGTTAACGCATATGCTAATTTAATAGGTATATAATTATATTGAATTTCATTATCTAATTCATGTGTATATTTAACATAACTAATATTATATAACATATTATTTATAGTTTTAATTAAAATATTTGGATAATCTATATTTACTATAATACCTCTAGTTCCATTAACTATTTGATTATTAATATCAATATTATGTGTAACCATAATTTGTAATCCTTTACATAATTTTATTTCTTTATTTTCTAATTTATTAATATAATTTACAATTTTTTTATTATTGTTATCATATTGAATTGGAAAATTATAAATATCATAATTAAATGTTTGAACTAAATTATTAAACTCTTGAGAATTAATTCTATCTATATCAATATTTTTTGAATATATAATAGTTGGTTTAATATCATTATTAATTTTATTATTTTTTAACATTGATAATTTATCAAAAATATCATCAGTAATATTATTAATTTTAATATTTTCTAAAATATTTTGGAATTCTAAATCATGTATTTGTCTCATTTGATTTTTTAAAATAATTGTATTAATTCTTAAACGATTCCATATTTTAGCTTTAAAACAATAAGTATTATTTATAGGTGGTAACTGATAAAAATCTCCACATAATATAATTTGAATACCCCCAAATGGTTTTTTGACATTTTTTATTAAACTTAAATACGCAGCTATTTTACTAAATAATATATTATCAATCATAGATATTTCATCTATAATTAATATTTCTAATTTTAATAATTTATAATAATCACTTTTATTTTTTTTAGATACTAAATTATTATATAATTCTTCAACTGTTTTATTACCAATTCCAATTTTTAAATATGAATGTAATGTTGTTCCACCAATTAATGAGGCTGCTATACCTGTAGATGCAGTAATTCCAATATTTATATTTTTTCTTTGATTATATTTGATAATTTTTTTTAAAACAGTTGATTTACCAGATCCGCCAGCTCCTGTAATAAATAGATTTTTTCCAGTTTTTGCTAAATTATAACATAATAACTGTTCTTCATTTAATTCTGATATATCTTCAATAGTTTGTATAATATTTTCAATAACTAAAGGTATTTCAGGTTCTATTCTATTTTCTTCATAATCTAATTGTTTATATAATTTATACTTATTATTCATAACAGTTTGTATTAATAATTTATTATATAAATCCATCATATTGATATCATCATTTAATAATATTTTCTCTAATTGTTTTATTACTGCATATTCAGAACGTTCAATTATTTTTGAAATATTATCAATAGAATTATTATTTATTATTTCTTTTACAATTAAAATATTTTCATCATTTTGCCATCTTTTACCTTTATTCATATTTAATAGTATTGATTATAATAAAAAAATAGTTTCAATTTTAAAATATATTTTTAAATAATAAATAATAAATAATGACAATAAATATTAAGAAAATTTTAAAATATATGTTATCTTTACATGGAAAAGAATATGATTTTTGTATTAATCATGATATATTATTTGAATTAGAATTACTATCTAAAAATATTAATAATTCAGATATTGAAACAATTTTATCTAAACAGTTATTATTGGTTAAAAATAAAGATTATAAAATTATTCAAGATGTTGAAATTAATAGAACTTATAAATATATTAAAATAAATAATATTTATAAACTTACACCAAATGCTTTAAAATTATTAATTCTTAAAATATAGTAAATTAATATTTTGTTAAATCAAATTTTAAATATTTTTAAATAACAAACAATATTTTTTATATTGATCTTCCCAATTAAAAATAGGTTTATAATGTAAATTATATTTTTTTTGAATTTCATCATTCCATTTATATAATTCTTTATTCGGTATTTCTTTTAATTCAGGTAACCATTTTTTAATATATTCGCAATTAGGATCAAATTTTTTAATTACTTCATTATCTATTCTCATCATACGTCCTGTTAATGGATTACAACCCTTTTTACTAAACCGTCTTCCAGATAAATCTAAATCTGTAAACCATTGATGATTTAACTTATTTTGACTAGTATTACAATCAACTAAATAATAACTAAATCCAACTTGAGATCCATATTTAGGATGTAAAGGATCAATTAATAAATATTTAATCCAAAATGTACCTAAAATTAATCGAATTCTATTTCCTATATAACCTGTTTTAATTAATTCTTTCATAGCTGCATCTATTATTAAATAACCTGTTTTAGAATCCATTAATTTTTTCCATAAATCATAATTATTTTCCCATTTTATTTTATTAAATCTAGAATCTATAAATAATGAATAACTATTTGCATTTTTTATATATCTTAAAATAGTCATATAAAAATCTCGCCAATATAGTTGTTTCTTAATTTCAATATTATGTTTTATAATATGATAAAATTCTCTTACTGATATACAACCAAAATTTAATGATGCTGATACTTGATATGTATTAAAATTTAATAAATCTCTTCTATTACTATAATTTTTATAAACTTCGTTATTATGTATTTTTTTTAATGCTTCTTTTCTTCCACCTTTTTGAATTAAAAATTTATTATAATTATATAATTTATTTAAATTATTAATATTAAATGAAAATTTATTAATAATATCTAATTTAATATAATTTTTAAACTTATTTTTAATTATATTATTTACTTTAGTTTTTATTGCATTTTTATAAAATGCTCCAAATACCATATATGCAGAATTATTAGATTTAATTAAATTATTAAAAGATACTAATGTAATATCATTTTCTTCAGTTAATAAATTTACATTTTTAAATTTTTTAATTATATTATTTATTTGATTATCTCTATCTAATGCATATTTAGTATAATCACAATTATAAGAAATAATGATTTCATCAAATTTATATAATAATTTATTAATAATTATTTCTAATATTTTAATAGGTTTTCCTTTATATAAATTTAATTTATTATTTAATTGATCATTTAGATCTAATAATGATTCACACATAAATTGTATTGCATTATTAGATCTATAATATTTATTTTTATTAGTTATATCTATTTGATTATCATCTAATATAAATATAGGTATTATATGTTTACATTCTTTAGATAATTTTATTAAACCTAAATTATCTTCTAATCTTAAATCTTTTCTAAATATAAATATGCCTATTTTATTCATTATTATATTATATTTATTATAATATATATTAAAATGGTTGAATTAATTATATTTATTTTTATTGTAATATTATCATTAATAGGGTTTTATAATAAAAATAAATATAATACTGATACATTAATGATAAGTAGTAATATATTATTTATTTTATATGGTACCTTTATGTCTATTACAAAATAAAAAAAAATAAAATATATTAAACTAAAATATATTGAAACTCATTTATATATAATTTTTGTTGAACTCTAAAATAATTTTCAATTATTTTAATATCATCTTCAAATTCAATTAAAGTTTCTTTAATATTGTATAATTTCCAATTTTTATTAAATGTCTTTTTCCATTTATTAATGTAGACTTTTTTTTGATAACGTTGATAAAGTTTAGCATTGATTGGATTGGTTTGATTATTCATTTTGATTATATAGTAAAATATTAATTAATTCAATTTTTTTTATTTAAAGATTTAAATTATTAATAATAAAATGTCTATAAATATAGAAGTAAATAATGAAAATATTCAATATTTATCTATAGTCAATGAAATTAATAAAGATGATAAAAATAATTTTTTAAATTATATTTTAAATTTAGGATTTCAAGAATATATTAAATTAAAAAATATTAATTTTAATAATACATTTATATCTAATAATTCTTTAGATAATAATATATTAAATAATTTAGATATAATTATCGAAAATAAAACAAATAAATTATTTAATTTAATTAATGAGATAAAACAAGATACTATAATAGAAAAATCTAATAATATTAAGGGTATAACTGGTGAAAATATTATTTTTGACTTTTTTAAAGTAAATTTTTCTAATTATACTTTAGAAGATACTTCTCAAATACCACATTCTGGTGATTTAAAAATATTTATACCTGAAATTACTGAAAATGTTTTAATAGAAGTAAAAAACTATAAAAATACTATCGATCAAAAACAAATTGATAAACTTTATTATGATTTAAATTATACAGGTATAAATTATGCTATATTTATATCTCTTAAATCAAATATAGTAAATAAAAAAAATAATATAGAATGGGAACTTAAAGATAATAAAGTTATAATTTTTATATCTAATTTTACTAATGAATTGTTATTTTTAAGTATATATATATTAACAAATTTAAATTCATTAATTAAAAATAATAAACAAATTAATAATAAACATATTAATGAATCTGAATTATTATATATGATTAATAATATTTTAATTCAAAAAAATACAATTAATCAATTAAAAAATAATATTTTATCTTTACATGATAATGTTTCAAAAGATATTTTAAATATTTATAATCTAGTAATTAAATATGAAAATGAATTATTTTATAATATTAATAATTTAAAAGGAATAATTAATAAAAATATAGACAATTATAATAAACCTATAAATAATAATGATATTATACATCAAATACAGGAAATAATAATAAATAAAAATTTATTAAATACTATAGAATTAATTATATCACATTTTTTAGATACACATTATATAGAAATTATAGATAATAAAAAAATTGTAATTAAAAAAAATGAAAATATATTATACACAATTAAAATTTTAAAATCATCATTAAATTTAATTACACATGATAATATAGAAATTAAAAATATAGATATAAATAATTGGAATAAAATTATTAAAATTTTTTAATAAAAATTTATTTATATATATATACTACCATATTAAAAATTATATAATCTATTAAAAAATGGTTGACCGTGCTATTAATAATATTAATTTAAGCTTTTCTGCAAACACTTCTACTATAATACCTGATTATCCAAAGTTTTTATCCACTAAAAAAACTTATCAGCCTAAATCTAGAAGTTTAAAACAAAGATCTAAATCTAGATCGAAACGCAGAACAAAATCTAGATCAAAAAGTTCAAAACGTAGAACTAAATCTAGATCAAAAAGTATTAAAAAATCTAATAATAGCATTCAAACTACTACAAAGATTTCTCTAGCATTAAATGCTGTTCAATCGCTTGGTAAAGCTGCTGCAAAGCCAGTAGCTGCTTCTAAACCAAAAGTAGTTAAAGCTGTAAAAACTGCAACTAAAGCAGCTAAAACTAGATCTGGAAAAGTAGCTATTAAAAAATTAGCTAAAGGTGCTTTATCTACAGCAGCTATGCCAGTAAAATTAGTTCAAAAAAATGTAAAAACTGCAGTTAAATCAATTAAAAAACAAGTAAAAAAAGTTGATGTAAAAAAACAAGTTGCTATTAAAGCAGTTAAAAAATTAGCAAATGATGCTATTAAAACATTACCAGCTGTATCTAAAGATGTTGCAAAAAATGTAAAACTTGTTAAAAAGGAACTTAAAACACAAACAGCTAAAATAAATGTTGATAAATTAGCTAAAGCTGCAGTCGCAGCTACTGCCTTACCAAAAGCAATTGTTTTAAAACAATATAATGCTTTAGTTAAAGAAATTAAAAAACCAACTCCTAAACCAGTTTCACCAACTGTAGCTATTGTAAATTTAGGAAAAGCAGCAACTGTACCTATTGCTGCTCAACCTGTTCAAGTTCAAATTGCTAAAAATATAGCAATAAATGCTGCTAAAACAATAGACGGAATCAAATCAATTAATAGACTTGCTAAAGCCGCTATTACTAATACAGCTTTACCACAGAAAGTTGCAAATAAACATGTTCAAACTGCAGTAAATTCTACTAAAGTTCCAGTACCTGCTAGTTTTGGACCAACTCAAGCTGTTTCTGCTTTAGCTGTTGCATCTGCACAACCATCTAGAGCATTACCAGCTCAAGTAAATCAAGCATTAAATATTGTTAAACCTATTGTTACTACTGTATTAGGTGCAGTTGCTATTAATAATTTAGCTAAAGGTGCTCTTTCTAAAGCACCAATGCCTAAACAAGAAGTTCAAAAAAATGTTAATGCAATTGCAAAACAATTACCTACAACTGTTACGCCTACTAAAATGCCATTTCCTTTATTAACTCCAGTTAAAAATAAAAATGGTCAAGTAACTATTCAAAAACAATTAAAACCTTCTAATATATTAACTAAAACTCCACTATTAACTCCACAAATTATTAAAAATGCTAATAAAAGCATGAAAACATTAAGTACTAAAGTATTAAATACATTTAAATTACAACCTCCTCAAAATACATTAATGAAATCTAATGTTAAAAAATCAGAATTAGTTTAATTTTTAAATATTTAAAAAAAAATATTTTTTTTATTATATTACATATATTATTATAAATAATGGGTATTGGAATTATAATTTTAGGTATATTTTTATATTTTTTATACACTAAAGTGTTAAATACATCTATTAATACTCCGAATGACACTAATAAAGTTTTAGATACTAATAAAGTTTTAGATACTAATAAAGTTTTAGATACTAATAAAGTTTTAGATACTAATAAAGTGTTAGAAACTAATAAAGTGTTAGAAACTAATAAAGTTTTAGATACTAATAAAGTTTTAGATACTAATAAAGCGTTAGAAACTAATAAAGCGTTAGAAACTAATAAAACAACTAATACAATTAAATCATTATCTAATGTTGAAAATAGTAAAGTTTCTGGATCTATTATTGGAGGAGCATTATTAGGAGGAGCAGCTATTAGCACAGCAATTGCTGGAGCTTCTATAATTGCTAAAAAAACAAGTGATAAAAAACCAGCTGATAAACCTGTACAACCAAGTAAACCAGCTGATAAACTAGTTCAACTAAGTAAACCAGTTCAACAACCAAGTAAACCAGTTCAACAACCAAGTAAACCTGTACAACAACCAAGTAAACCAGTTCAACCAAGTAAACCTGTACAACCAAGTAAACCAGTTCAACCAAGTAAACCAGTTCAACCAAGTAAACCTGTACAACAACCAAGTAAACCTATACAACAGTTAAATAAATCAGTTCAACAACTAAGTAAACCTGTACAATGGTTAAGTAAATCAGTTCAACAGCTAAGTAAACTAGTTCAACCAAGTAAAGATTCCACTAAACAAATAAAAAAAATATCTAAATTTGAAAATTTAATATATCCATTAGTTTATTAAAATAAAATATTTTACTAAATATAATAATTATATAAAATTATAATAATTAAATATGTCTACAAAAAATTATAATAAATACTTATCATTATCAGGAATGAAAACAAAATATTGGGGTCCAAATGCTTGGAATTTTTTATTTTGTTCTATTTTAGGATCATATCCTGAAAAAATAGATATCAAAAATAAAGATCATATTAAACTCAAAAGAGAATTTAAAGTATTATTTAACAGTTTATGTTTTATTTTACCTTGTATATTTTGTAGAGATTCTTATAAAAATTTTATTAAAGATATACCTATCGATAATTATTTAACTGGACGGATTGAATTATGTAATTGGTTATATAAATTAAAAGATAAAGTAAATAAAAAATTAATAAAACAAGAAATGGATTGTTTTAAATCAGAACATGATAAAATTTTAAAAAAATTAAAAGAAAAAAAAATAAATAAAACACAATATAAATGTTTATACGATAAATTAAAAAAAGAAATATTATGTACAACTAAATCTCCTCCATTTGTAGATGTGTTAAATTATTATGAATCTTTTAGAGCAGGTTGTAGTAATAAATCAAAAACTTGTAAATAAATTATTATTCATTATATTCTAATGAGGTACCGCTATTTTTTTTATCCATATAAATAATAAACCATTCACATTTATCATTATTTTGTAATATAAATCTTCTTTTATCATATCCAGTATCTTTTTTATTTAACCGATTATTTGAAAATGGTTTATAATGATATAAAATATCGCATTTATTTTGATCTACTTTATTATATTTTTTTGCAAACATTCCATAAATATATGCCCATTCACTTTTAGTACTATAATATATTCTAAATTCTTTATATAAATCTTCACAATATAAAATACATTCTGAATTATGTAATTTTATATTATTATAATAATTAATATATCTAACATATATAATTTTAATTATTAAATGTAAAATGGAATGAAAAAGTAAAGTATTAATATTCATTTAATTTAAAGATATATTTAATTATTAAATACTTATAATTAAGAATTTTATCTATATAATTATGGAATCTTTAAATAATATTAATATAAAAAATTTTGAATATTTAATATCTCCAAAAGATTTAATTAATGAAATACCAAATAATAGTAAAATAAATAATTTTATTAAAAATTCTAGACAAACTATAAAAAATATATTAAATAGAATTGATGATAGATTATTAATAATTATTGGACCATGCTCAATACATGATCCAAAAGCAGCATTAGAATATGCTACTAAATTAAAAAAAATATCTGATGAATTAGATAATGAATTATTTATTGTAATGAGAACATATTTTGAAAAACCTAGAACTACTATTGGATGGAAAGGATTAATTAATGATCCAGATTTAAACGGTACATATAACATAAATAAAGGATTAAAAATAGCTAGAAAATTATTATTTGATATTAATAATTTAAATTTACCATGTAGTATTGAATTTTTAGATACTATATCACCTCAATATACATCAGATTTAATTTCATGGGGTGCAATTGGTGCTAGAACAACTGAATGTCAATTACATAGAGAATTAACATCTGGATTATCTATGCCAATAGGATTTAAAAATGGAACAAATGGAAATATTAAAATAGCATTAGATGCTATAGAAAGCGCTAAAGAACCGCATAATTTTTTAGGTATTAATGAAACAGGGAAAGCTTCAATTATTCAAACTAAAGGAAATAAGAATTGTCATATAATTTTAAGAGGATCTAATGAAAAACCAAATTATTATATAGAAGATATTATAGAAACATCTTTTAGTATGTATAAACGAAATATTTTACCAAATATTATGATTGATTGTTCACATGGCAATTCTCAAAAAAATCATAAAAATCAACCAAATGTTGTAAAATATTTATCAAATATTATTAAATCTGGTAATAATAATATTATAGGATTAATGATAGAATCTAATTTAAATGAAGGTAATCAAAAATTAATTAATAAAGATACTTTAGAATATGGCAAAAGTATTACAGATGCTTGTATAAATTTTGAAGAATCTATATCTAATTTACGATTAATAGCTGATTCGGTTAAATATAAAAGAAATAATTATTTATCAACCTAAAAATGCTTTAATTTCTTCATCAAATTCACTATCTGTAATATCATTATCTTTTTTTACTTTATTACATAATTGATGTAAATGTAAAGAACCAAATTTAAAATCATCAACATAATCAGCAATAGTATAATAGATATTAGGAATTTTATCTTTTATATGAATCATTTTTTTATAATTTTTATCTTTTAATTTAGGATCATTAAATACAAAATTTGCTAGTTTTGCCATCTTTTTTTTTTCTTGTGGTGTAAAATTATTAGCAGATCTATTAAAATATGCATTACAAATAGTTTCTGTTGTAAAAATATTAATAAAAGCATTTTTTCGTAAACTAGAATCTAATAATTTATCATCTTGAAAAGAAATCATAAAAGTCATTTTCCAATGTCGACCATTCATAAATAATTCTTTAACTTCTTGGTATTTACACCATATATTAGCAGAAACTGCTGCATCATCAATAATTAATAACATAGAAGGATTAATATTAATAAAATTAATAATTTTTAATTCAATATCATCAAAAAGTCTTTTATAATTATCATTAGTATTAATAAGATTTCTATATTTGTTAATAACTTTTTTATAAAATTCTTTCATTTTATCTTTATGTAGAGAATCTAATTCTTGTAATTTAATTTTTTTTTCCGAAATATGAATATTATTATTTTGATCATATTTATTTTTAATTGTATAATATCCTCTCTCTATTTTTGATTTAACAATATTATCATCATTTTTTGCAATTTTAATATATATTTGTTCTAATTTACTAATATTATTAATCATATTATAAATATTAACTACACCTTTTTGCCTTTTAAAAATATTTTTAATTAAGTCTTCTGTAACTTCTGCAAATATTAATTGAGAAGGAATTATTCCATCATATGAATGATTTAAATTATTAGTTGGTGCTATAACTACAACATTTGGAATATGATCTTTTAAAATATATAAAATATCTCTCATAATCATTGATTTCCCAGACCCACTAGAACCATATAAAATAATACTTTTATTTAAAAATGATTTATATTTTTTTTCAAACATAGGAATTTCAATTCCATCATCTGTAATTAAACTAGTATTTGATGACATACTTTAATAGTTATATCAATAATAGTTATATCTATTTAAATTTAAAAGATTATAAAAAAAATATATATAATTATTTTAGTTTCCAATAATATCCATTATATATTGTTTTATTTTTTATTGCTGAATTAATAGAACATTCAGTTCCTCCTAATTTAATTGGTATTTCACAAATTGTTTTAAATACTATTTCTTTTTTTGTTAATGGATTTATTGCTATTATTGATTTTGAGTTTGTTTGTTTTTTAAATAATGTATTATTAATATTATATTTATGTAAAATTTTTGAATTACAATCTGAGATTTTTAGAAAATATACATTATGATATAAAGTATTATTAATTATTAATTCTCGTAATTTACATTTAGTTAAACCATTATTTAAAAAACATTCTTCTTGACTATTATATATATCAATTATTTCTGTTTTACTTTCATTCATTTTTACAATTGGTTCCGTAATTCTTGATGTTATATTTATATTTGTTGGTTGTGTTTTTGATATATTTGGATCTTCACCTTTTTCTACAAAACACCATCTAAATCCTTTATATAATGTATTATTTTTAATTGCTTGTTGAATACATCCTTTTGAATATTTTATTCCATCATTAGATCTTAATACATGAATCATACTATCATAAATCTGTATAACTACATTCAAATTATTTGGATTAATTTTTTGAATTTTTCTCCCTCTTGTATTTTTTATTTTAAATGAAAAATTATTTGATTCATTGATATTATTATTTGATTCATTGATATTATTATTTGATTCATTGATATTATTATTTGATTCATTGATATTATTATTTGATTCATTTATATTATTATTTGATTCATTTATATTATTATTTGATTCATTTACATTATTATTTTTATTATTATCATAAAAATTATTAATCATTTGTTCTGTATTAATATTATTATCTAAAATAATACTATTGCAATTGTTACATTTGTTTAATTCTACTTCATGTTTAGTTATTATATTTATTGTAAAATTTTCAAATAAATTTGGATTATATCCATTATCTAATAATCTATTTACTAATTCGATTTTTTGCTTTTCTAATAACTGAACAGGATTTAAATATATATTTTTTTTAATGTTATTCTTAATAATATGTATTAATTGTTCATAATTAAAATCATCAGATAGTTTAATGATTTCCTTTGGTATTATATTATTAATTTTTTCTTTATATAAATTTTGTTTGATTTCTTTATTTGATAATATATATTGTTCAATTTCTCTATAATTATTTTCACATTCATATATATCTAATAAAATACATTTACTAGAATATGAAGTATTCATTGCTTCAATTCGTTTTTTAATATTTTTTGTTGAACCTATTTTAATTAATCTTTCTAAACTATTTATATTAACTTCAATAACGTATATACATTGTTTAGAATTAAATTTTTCTATTAGATATTGATGTTTATCTAATTTAGTATTTTTAATTGTATTTTCTAATTCTAATTTTCTATATTCATTTTGATATTCTAAATAAAATTTAAATACTTTCTCTAATTCAATATAATATTTTTTTATTTCTTTTGATTTATTAGTTCCTACATGCATGCATAATTCTTTAAAACAGTCAGGTGATAAAATAATATATTGTTTATTATGAGCACCTCGTTTTTCTTCATCTTTTTTTTGCTCCACCGTTAAAGTGGAGCAAAAATTATTAATATCAAATTCAGTATTATTTAATATTTTATAATCTTCTAATTCTTGAAAATGTTGTTTTAATATTCTTATTATAAATTCCTTACCTCTTTTAATATCTTTATATCCTAACCATAAAATTAATTCATTATCTAAATAAATCCATTTATCATCTTGAATACTATTCCAAAATCTATCAATATATATATTATGTAAATTATAATTAATTTTATTTAATAGTTCTTTAATAGTTAATAATTTAAAATCTTGTTTAATAATAGTATTTAAATCAACATTTTTTAAGTTAATAATAGACATAATAATGGGGTGTTGCTTTTTGTAATATGTATAAATATAATAATATCAAATCTTTAATTAAAAAAAAATAATATTTATTACTTAATTATACATTTATTCAAATTTTTGATATGTATTTTCTTTAGGATACATTTTAACTCCAATATTACAACTTTCAATTTCATCAAAGAATTGTTTACATGACCACGTTGTTTTAATTTTTACAATATCTGAGTTATCATGACAATAGCTACATTTATAAATATTGTATTTTTCATTTACAACTGCTTTTTTATTACAATTTTTACATACATAGATATAATATTTATCACTATGATCAATAAATTTTTCTTGTAGGAATTTAATACTACTAATAGCCATAACATCCTTTTCCATTTCTCCAAGCCTTAGGCCGCCTCGTGCACTTTTCCCATCAAGTGGTTGATGGGTTATAGCATCAGTAGGACATGTTTTATGACTATATACTGTATCAACAGTAAATTTTTGTAATCTTTGATAATAGATAGGACCAATGAATATCTCCGCATCTATATAATTACCTGTAATACCATTATATAATCTTTCAGTACCTGATCTATTATAACCTAATTTTTCAAGATCATCAGCAATATCATCAATATTAATTTTTTTAAATATAGTGCCATCTTTAATTGTACCATTAATTGCACTAATTTTTGAAGCCATTCCTTCAAAAATTACACCCATTGTCATACGAGATGGTAAACTATGAGGATTAAATATAATATCTGGTTTAATTCCATTTTTTGTAAAAGGCATATCTGAATCTCTATAAGTAATACCACATACACCTTTTTGACCACTTCTAGAAGAGAATTTATCACCAATAGCAACTTTTCTAACACTTCTAAAAATAATTTTACAGAATAAATTATCTTCTTCATTTCTTCCTTTAATAACATCCCATACATAAGCAGGTTCTTCATATTTATAAACAAGAGATTTATCATAATATTTATAATTATCATATTGTTCATTTTTATTTAATTTGCCAATTTTACCAATAATTACATCTCCATTTTCAATATATGTTCCGATAGGAACATATCCATTAACTAATTTATCATAATTAGAATATGCTTTAATATCAGCTGTAATTGTAGGATCTGGGTTAGTAAATTCTTCATTTTTTTCCAATTCTGTTTTTTCAAAGGTAAAATGATGAGTAGTAAATAATCCTCTATCAATAGCACCTTGATTTAAAATTAAAGAATCTTCTTGATTATAACCACCATAAATCATAACGGCAACAATAGAATTCATACCAATAGGGGCATAATATTTATTAGCAATTGTTTTGATTAATGGTTTTTGATTATATACTTGTAAATGCATTTCCTTATATGATTTATATGGAAAATTTAAACATGGAATACCACAAGTTTGCTTTACCTGATTAGTTTGAAAAACTACACGTGCAGCTTGATTATGATTTGAAAATGGACTAGTTAATCCAGGAATTCCTATAATAGATTGAGGAATATCTAAATGTGTATATCTAATTAAAGGATCATTAATTGATTTATTTAATGTTTCAATATCTTTAGCAATTAAACAATTTTGTTGTTCCTCAGGTGATACAAATTCTATAATTTGTTCATCTAATAAATTTTCATAATTAATAATTCCAGCATTTAAATTAATAATATGTTGTTTAGTTAATTTAATATATTGTTGAAATGTAATTTTTTTATTAGATTTATAAAATTCTTCTTCATTATTATATACAATAATTAAAGGTCGAACTATTCTTCCAATATCAACCCAAAAATATAGTTCATTAGTTAATACATCAAATGCAATAGTTGTTAAATAATGAATTTCATTTTTTCTTCTTTTATTTTTATATTTATTCATAAATGATGAATAATTAGAACAACATCCAATCCAATCACCATTAATAAAGACTTTAGTTAATTGTTTATTATAAATTTCTAAATTAGAAAGTTTATTATCTAACAAAATTAACTCAGGATCTTCTAGAATGATATTTTTTAAAATTTCTGAAGATGAACCTAAGCAAATTTTTGAACTAATAGCCATTTGTTTTTGCATACCGACTTTTTCACCAGTATCTGCAGATTGCACACAACATACATAACCAATCATAGATGAATGAAAACGACGCATTTCATTTGCTCTTGATGATTGTTTAGCACTTGAAGTATTAGTTGTATTAATATTTCTTAAAGCACTAATAACATTAATTTGATTTTTTCTATGTAATTGTTGTGATGATAATCTATTTTGTACAGCTTTTCTATTAATATTAATAGTTTTATCACCTGTAATAATTGCCTGAATTAAAGCTCTTTCAAATTCATGACCATAAATTGCAGTTTCAAAACTATGTTTTAAATTAAGATTAGAAAATGTTGTAGATTTTAAATCTTTTGTAAATTGTCTTCTTAATTGTTGTACAATAGCAAAGTTAAAATTTGTTTTAAATACTTTAGCATATGATACACCTGCTGGATTAATTCTTTTATTTTTATATGAATCTCTATCAGTTGATGGAATAATATCCATATAAACTAATAATAATCTATGAATTAGATATCCTAAAAATCTTACTTTTTTATATCTATCTTCACTTGTTAATCCAATATGTGGTAAAATATCTTTATCTAAAATTTGTAATACATTATTAATATTATATTTACGTGTATTATCATTATTTTTATTTGCTGTTGTTAAATTAGATAAATAAAATTCATTAATATGTCTACCAATTAATTCTATAATTTCAACTTGATTTGTAATTTTATACGCATCATTAATTGGTGTATATTTAGATAAAAATGCTTTTTCTAAAATATTTAACATTGTTTTAATTTTTGGATCACCTTCATCTAATGAATATGTAATATGTTCAATAATTTCTTTATCTGAACAAATTCCAAATGCTCTAAATAATACATAAAATGGTATAGAAATATCTCTAAATTTATTATTTGTAATTTCAAATACAATATTATCATTATTTAATAATTTAGTAATTAAAATAGAAGAATTTTCAAAATTATCACCTGGTTTTGAAATAATATCACCACGTGCTAATTCATTCTTATGTCCAACATTCTTGAACTCTCGTAAAGAGTTGAATGTCATGGATTCAATATTGTCAATTATCCATTCATTACTCTTGATGATAAAATAGCCTCCAAGGTCCGTGGGATCTTCATTTAATCCCAATAAAGTATCTCTAGATTTATTATAAGTATTACATAATTTAGAACCTACCATAATAGGAATTGATCCTAAACGATAATTCTTAATTTGTTCTGTTTTTACTTCTTCAGTTCCATCTTTTTTATACGCAGTGCAGATTACATCTGCATCAATATACATTGGACTACTATATGTTAAATCTTTAATATGAGCTTCATTTGGATATAAAATTTGAGGTTTTTGTGTATCATAATTAATAGTAACTGGATTAGTTAATCTAACATCAGTTATATTAGCTTTCATTAAATATTTGATAATTTCTTTATCTTCATCAGTTTGATTACGTTCATTATTTAATTCAACCTGGATATTAAATCCATTTACCATAATTTGTTTAATACCGGATTCATTAAATTTATTAATAGAATCAATATGATGTTCAATTAATCCTTTTTTTTTATTTAATACTGAATCTAAAATAGTAATTAAATCATTAGAATTAAGACCATTTATTGATTCCATTATTCTAAAATTTTTAACTATATTTCTTATATATATAAATATATATTTAATTCAATTTTAATTATATTTTATAATATATTTATATTATTTAGATATATATATGTATTTATATTGTAAAAAAAGGAAAATAGAAATAAAATGAATAAATTATCATTAACTAATAATTTAATTAATGTTAATAAACCTATCTTAACAGTAAAAGAATTATTAAATATTATTAATTATCAATATAATACTATATTTATAGATAAATTTTGGCAAAATATTAAAGATGATGTTTGGTTATATATTGATGATCATATGTTAAAATATATTGGTTATAATAGATTAGAAAATAAAAAAAATAAACAAGATTATCTTAATATATTAAAAGAAAATTTTGATATTGATATTGATTATAAATTACTATTTGCAAAACAATTCCAAGAATTTTCTAAGTCCTATAAATTGACACTTAGAAATGAATATATAAATGATCATAATAAAGTAAAACATCTAATCGTTTCGCCAGATTGTTTTAAACAATCATTAATGTTATTAAGAACAAAAAAGGCAACCGAAATTAAAAAATATTATATAGAGTTAGAAAAGATATTTAAATTTTATTTAGAATATCAAAATAAATACCATGAATTAGAATTAGATAATAAAAATCAAGAATTAGATAATAAAAACCAAGAATTAAAAGAAAAGGAAAATATAATTAATGAACAAAAAGAAGAATTAGATAATTTAATTAATATTCAACAAAAAACAGTTAAGGAATTAAAAAAAGATGAATATGTTTATATAGCAACTAATAAATTAAATTCGAAAAATAATGTATTTAAAATTGGAAAAACTTTATCATTAAATGGAAGATTATCTAATTTTAATGTTAATTCATTACTAGATAATGAATTTTATTATACATTTCTTACAAAATGTAATAATTCAAAAATGTTAGAATGTTTAATTCATAATTTTTTAAGTCCATTTGTATATAAAAATGAATTATTTCAATTACATTATAAACCATTATCTAATATAGTCAAAGAAATATCTATTCAATATGATATTATGACAAATATGGTAAATAATTATATTAAAGAAAATTATATTAATGATTTAAATTTAAAATCAATAGTTCCAGACAAATTTGAACATACTGATTTTAATTTAGATGATGATAATTTAATAAATAATATTATTGATAAAGAACAAGATAATAGTATTGAAACTAAATATACTGATAGTCAAATAGATTCTATGAATATTGAAAATAATATTTATGAATATAATGATGTAAAATTATATATTTGTCCAAGAAATTGTGAATTTATATCTAAACAAAGAAGTATTATGAGAGATCATTTAGCAAGAGTTAATAAATGTCAATTAATTAATCAAAATAAAGAATTAAATGAAGAATATATAAATTATTTAATTAATAAAAATGATATAAAATTTTATGTATGTAAATATTGTAATAAATATTTTATTAGTGATTCTAAATTAAATAGACATTTATATGGTCAAGAATCATGTAAACAGGAATATAAATGTGAAAAATGTAATGCTATATTTAGATTAAAAGGAGATTATAATGTTCATATTAGAAATATATATTGTTTAGATAATGATGGTAATATAATAGATTCTAAAAAAAATATTGAAAATAACATAAATACAGAAATAAATGAAATTGATAATAATGTTATTATTACAAATGGTGTAAAATTTTATAAATGCTTAGATTGTAATAAAATATATAATAATAAACAGGCATTAAATTATCATAAAAATAGAAAAATTAAATGTACTGAAATTTTTAAATGTAATAAATGTAATAAAGAATTTCATACAATAGAAAATTTAAGAAAGCATGAAAATAAAAAAATAAATTGTATTAATGAAAAATTTGAATGTAATAAATGTAATAAAATTTTTAGTTGTAATAGAAATTTATTAAAACATTTAAAAAATGTAATTTGTAATTAATTATAAAAAAATAAAATTGATTTTTACTTTATTTTTTACTTTTTTTTTTATTTATTTCTTCATCAGCCAGTTCTTGTCTTCTTTTATTCATACGGTTAAATAAAGTATTATATTCATCTTCTAATTCTAATAAATGATTATCTAACATTTTTTTAGAATTTTCATTTTGATTAGAAGTTTCTTCTTTTTTTTTAGTATTATTATTATTCATTATTTTTATAATTAATAATAATATATTAAATATTTATTTAATATTTAATTATTATTATTTTCATTATTTTCATTTTTTTCATTATTTTCATAATTATTAATTTCTTCATAATCTTCAATTATTTTTTTAGTATTAATTAATCTATCATATTTTTCAACTATATATTTTTTTTCATCTTTATTCCAATTAATATATAATTTATATAATAATTTAAAATGATTTATAATTCTTTTATTATCTGTATAAAGAATTAATGCTTCAAGATTAGAATTATTAGTAAAATTTATAAATTTATTTTTATCATTATAATACATATCTTTAATTAAATAATATATATTATATTCATATTCTGTAACAGGTAAACTAGAATTTAATATTTTTTCAAAATGTTCAATAGCTTCATTATCAAATTCATTTTTTACAATAATTCTAGATTTTTTTAATTGAAAATATGCATTTTGAACTCTTTTAGGTACAGTTCTCATTTTGATGATTTTTTTTGATAAATTACCAAAATTATATTTTATATTATATATTAAAATAGATTTTAAATATATATTTATTAAATATGGAAAATTTATTAAAAAATTCAAATTATAAGATATTAAATTATAAAAATGATCTAAATCAATTATATAATTTAATATTTAATTTTTGTAAAAAAAATAATATTATATTATCTAATTATAATTATAATATAGCAAATATTAATAAATTTGATTATAAATTACATGATATTAATAATGATTTTAATTTTATATTATTTTCATATAATCCAAAAAAGGATGCTATTAATTTAGTAAATGAAATATATACTAATTATACCAAATATACTTATTTAAATTCTTATGTATTTGATAAAGAAATTACTATTAGTATTGATAATATGAGAATAGTAAATTTTTATTTATTATTTGAACATGAATATAAAATTATTAATAAATTAGATTTTTTATCTAATGATAATTTATTATATTTACCTAATTATATTGAATTATTTCATGTAGTTCATAAATTATATAATCCTACTAACTTTTTAAAATATTTAGATTATAATTATACCAATTTTAATAATTATAATAAATTAAAAGAAACACCTATTAAAGGATATGATTTAACTTATATATATCATAAATTAATAAATAATTTAGAAAATAATCATATATATTATAAAAATCAAAATAAAAATAATCCGGTAAAATATAAAATAACTGATTTATTATTTAACCATTTATTAAATGATAATTTAAATTTAAATTTAATTTTATTAGATATTAATGCTATTGATTTTTTATCTAATTTTAAATTAGATAATCTTAATAATTTATATTTTATTTTAGATAATTTAGAAACTAATTTAAAACCTATTATTACATTAATTGACAATATTATAAAAAAAAATAATATATTATCTAAATATGAAATAACAATTAAAAAATCATCATTTTATATTTATAATGATTTTAGATTAAAAAAATATATTATAAAGGTTATTGATAATAATACACATAAAATTTATAATATAGCAACATTTTTTAATTCTACTAGTTATGAATTAATACCTATAGTTTATGAATATAAAAATATTAAAATACCACATCAATTAGTAATTATTAGATTTTTATTATTAAATTTAATTAGTTTACAATTATTTGACAAAAATTATGATTCAAAAATATATCAAACATTTATTTATAATATTATTAGAACAAAAAAAATTAATATTCAATTTAAAAATATTTATTATGATGGTATATTTATTGATGATAAAATTGATAAATTTAAATTAGGATCTAATATATATAGACCTTGGCAATATTTTGTTAAATTTAATAAATTATTATCTATTCAATAACTTCTGTAAATTGAACACCAATTCTTTGTTCTAATTCATAATCTAAATAGATTGTAGTATTTTCAGATAAAGTTAAATTATATTCAGTTAATTCTTTATATTTATTTTTTAAATTATCAAATACAATTTTAATTGATTGTGTTAATAAAGTAATTATATAAATAATTTGTTTTTTTAATGGTTCATTAGGTTCTTTATTTAAATCATATACATTTTCAGATAATAAATTACAATTATTAATTGAATTTGTTAAATTATAATTTTTATCTACTAAATCTAAATATACTTTAATTTTTTTATTATCCTTAGTTAATAAAATTTCACCACCTTTTAATTCAATACTATCTTTTGAAGATAATTTATGTTTTAATTTAAAATCTTTATATAAATCAATTTTAGTAGTTTTATAAATTAATTTTAATAAAGGTATTAATGAAAATTGTTCAGCATTTTTATATGCTTTTTGTAATTCTGCTTCTATTTCAGCATTGCTTTTATTTTGAAACTGATTTAATTGATTTTCAATATTATCCATCTTTAAATATAATTAATAAATAATTATTTATTTAATTAAGAAATTATATTCTTTTTTAATATACACACCTAATCATTTAATTAATTAAAAAAAATCATTTATCAAGAATTTCTATTTAATTATGACTTTTAAAGCTTTTTATTTAAGTATTGTATTATTAATAAATTCAAATCATTTTGTAAATTCTCACTCATGGGTATCATGTACCGATTATAAAGTAAATAATAATCAACCAATTAATTATGATATTAATAAATGTTCAGGATTTCCTAGAGATTTTGAATCACAATATAATAGTGATTTAACTAAAGGATTTGGATATGATACTGGATATGAATTTAGATCACAAGGATGTCGAAATCCAAAAAATTCAAATTATAATTTAAAAATTGCAAATTATGTATCTGGGCAAGAAGTATGTTTAATATATCCGTCTAAAAATCATGTTGCTGAATATTGTACTAATAACCCATTTATCCCAGATAATGGGTTATTTATATCACGATCTGCTCAAAGTAATTCAGACAATTTTGATATAAATTATGAACATAAAAATGGCCAACATCAATTTGGAACTGTAGATTATAAAGGATTTCAAAATTGCCCTGGGTTTTGTCAAAATAATGACAAAACTCCATGTTATGTATGTTTTAACTTAGAAAATAATATACCTTCTGGAATATATTCATTTAAATGGACATGGGAATTAAATCCTGGTGAGTATTATACTACATGTTGGGATGCTCAAATTAATGGACCAAATAGTCCACCTAATAGTCCATCAGTTAGTCCACCATCAGTTAGTCCAACTAATAGTCCACCATCAAATAGTCCAACTAATAGTCCACCATCAAATAGTCCAACTAATAGTCCACCAACTAATAGTCCACCTAATAATCAAGTAGATGATCATCATGATAATGAATTATATAATGAAGAAGATTTAAATAAAAATAATAATCATAATAATAATGATGATTTTAGTGATGAAAATTTAATTAATAACAATCCTTTTAAAAGTATGGAAGAACAGTGTAAATCAGATGATAATGTATGCAAAGATAATGTAAATAAAAGACGTGATGCATATAATAAAATGCTAGATCGAAAAATTAATCCTAATAATAATCAAAATAATAATCAAAATAATAATAATCAAAATAATAATCAAAATAATAATAATCAAAATAATAATAATCAAAATAATAATCAAAATAATAATAATCAAAATAATAATCCTAATTTAAGAACAGAAGTTCCAAAAAATGAAGTTAGCTTAAATAATAATCCATTAAAATATGAATATGTCGAAAATAATATATGTAAACTATAAAAAATTATAAAAAAATATAAAAATATAAAAAATATAAAAAATATAATAAATATAAAAATTTAATTCATTATTGTATATTTTAATTTTAAACCATTAGTTGTATTAATCCATTTATCAATTAAAATATTTTCTTTATGTACTTCAATATGATGGTATTTACATAATATAACTAAATTAGATTTATTATTTTTTTTTATATGTTTTTTAGAATCTAATATACAATTATTATTTTCAAAGTTTTTTTGATGAATAATATGATGTGTATCTAATATTTCAGTATCTTTTTTTTTTAATCCTAATTCGTCACAAATATAACAACTATTTATATAAACTTTAGAATTATAATTTGAAGTTTTATTTTGTAAAAAGTCACTATTTTGATTTAATAAAATATTTTGAATATTTAAAGCATCATTTATAATATTATCTTGTTGTAATACAGATTTAGCAACTATTAATCCATAATTTTGTGTAGATAATCCTGGTAATAATTTTCTACTATAAATAAAATATTGATTTTTATCATCATAGTCTGCTGTTAAATGTCCAATAAATAATTTATTTTTAAAATTAATATTTATATAATTAGGAATTTGATGTAAATGACTTGCAAATATAAATGATATATTTTGTTCTAAAAAGAAATTAATTGAAGAACTAATTAATGAAATAGCTGAAATATTTTCAGTACTATTTAATATTTCATCACCTAAAATTAAAGAATATTCATTGGAATATGTTAAAATTGTTTTTAATTCTAAAATTTCTGATTCAAAAGACGATAACCCTTTAAATAAATTATCTGAATGATCTATTCTAGTAAAAATTTGAGTATAAGGATAATATTCAAAATAATTTGATGCTGTGTAACATCCAATTTGTGCTAATATAATATTTAATCCTAATGCTTTCATTAAACTACTTTTACCTGTTCCATTAACTGAATATAATAATGTACCAACTGTATTAAAATTAATATCTAAATCATTAGTAATATATTCAGTATCATCTTTTAATTGTTCAATAATAGGATGTCTTATTTCTTTAACTATAATATAAGATTTATCAGAATTTTCTTTAATAACTGGTTTTGAATATTTATTAAGTATACTTATTTTAGAATATGATTTAATTAAATCAATATAAGAAATAAATTTATTAATATAAATTAAAGTATGGTAATATTTATCATATATATTGTTTAAATTAATAAAATAATATGATTTAGTTAATGAATATAACTTATGTTCTAATTTAACAATATTATTAGATATTTCTTTAATTTTAGGTGAATTTATATAAGAATTTGATTGTGTTTTATTTTCAAATTGTAAATCGATATATTGTTTATTATTTATAATTTCTTTTTTTAATTTATTAGCTCTAATTTTTGTTAATGATAAAAAATATCCATCTCTATCTGTATATTTAATATCTATTTTATCATTATTTATTAATTTTGATAAATTATTAACTAATTCATTTAAATAATTATTATTATTATTAATTTCAATAATAATATTATCAATTTCTGTAATAATATTATTATTAAAAATATTATTAGATATTGATTGATTACTATTATTAAAATTAATAGTTTCTAAATTATTAAAATTAAATAAATTAATAATTTCAGTATAATAATTATTAAAATTTTCTAATTCTGTATAATTAAATTTATTTTTAAAGATTTTTTTAGAAAATTTAATAATATTATTAATACTATTATAACTATCTAATAATCTATATAGTTGAAATGGTTGTAATTTATTAATTCCCATATATTTGTGATATTTTTCAATATCTATTATACTATTTAATTCTTTTTCATATTTTATATATAAAGAGTCATTTATTAAAAGATTTACAAAATCATATCTATTATTTAATTCTGTTATATTAATTATTGGTTCTGATAAATTATTTTTTAAAAATCTTTTACCTAATGAAGTAGATGTTTTATTAATAATATCGAATAAACTATTTACTTTATAATTATTATTATATGAAAATACATTTAATTGATATAATGCATTATTATGTAAATTTAATTTATTAGAATCAATATTAATAATAGGTTTTTCTATATTATTAATAATTGAATTATCATGATTATATGAAAATTTTAATAAAATTATTAAAGAAATTAAACTATATTGATTTCTTTCTAAATCTAAATATTCTATTGGGCTTAAATTTCCAAAATTATATTTTTTATAAATATTTTCTAAAAAATTATTTTGATAATTAATTTTTAAAATATCCTTTTCAATATTATCATTTATATATATATTTTCATTATTATTTGATAAAATATCAATTATTTTTGTAATATATTTAGTTTTATCACAGTAACTAATTAAAATTTCTTTAGGATTAAATATAATTAAAATTTTATTAATTTCTTCTAAAATTTTATTCAAATCTTTATTATATTTTTCAAATAAATTAATAGTTCCAGTAGATAAATTAATTACTGAAATACCATATAAAATATTATCATTGATTTCTTCAATATATAAAGATAAAATTAAATTATCTATAATAAGTGATTTTTCACTTTCTAAATAAGTACCAATTGAATAAATTTTATTTAATTTACGTTTAATTTTTGTTTTATCTGTATATTGAATATATTCAATAACTGTAAAATTATTATTAATTAATATTTCTACATATTTATTTATACTAACGCAAGGAAATCCCATCATTAATGGATTTGATTTTGATACTTTAGTTATTGATTTATTTTTTTTAGTTAATACTAAATTTAATAATTCAGATATTTCTTTTAATTTTTTATCATCTGGAATAATAGAATACATTTCATAAAATGATCCTACCATTAATAAAACTAAATATTTTTTATATTTAGTTTTATATAATTCATCATAATCAATATATTCATTAATAATATTATGATTCTTCATTATTTTTATTTATTAAATAGACTATTATTTAATTAAAAAATAATAATATATAAAAAAAATAATATAAATAATAATAATGAAAGATATCAAAACAGTTTTATTAGGAGATTGTGGAGTAGGTAAATCATCTTTAGTTTTACGCTTTGTTACAGATATATTTAGACCATATAGTGAATCAACAATAGGTGCATCATTTTTAACAAAAATATTATTAGTAAATGAAAAACCATCAAAATTTTTTATATGGGATACAGCTGGGCAAGAAAAATATCATAGTCTAGCACCTATGTATTATCGAGGTTCACAAGTAGCAATTATAGTGTATGATATTACTAATAAAAATTCATTTTTAACATTAAAAAGATGGATAAAAGAATTACAATTACATGGTCCACCAGATATATTAATAGCAATCGTTGGTAATAAAAGTGATTTATCTGGTAATCGAAAAGTATCATATAATCAAGCAAAAGCATATGCTAATGAAATAAATGCTTTATTTATAGAAACTAGTGCAAAAAATAATTCAAATATTAATGAATTATTTACTAATATATCTAATCAAATACCTGAACAAAAAAAAAATGATAATTTTTCAAATGTTATTGATATAAACAAAATTAATAATAATAAAAATTTTTATTATTGTTGTTGATATTCCATCATTTTATTAAATTGTTGTAATTCTTGACATATAAATGGAAAAATTTGTTTACATTTTATCTTAATATATATTAATAATATAAATAATAATCGTTTAGTTATATATTTAGGATTAGTATAAATTTTATTACTATTAATAATTTTATATTTAACACCATTTATAAATTTTTTAATTAAATATGCACAAATATAATAATTTTTAAGATAATTTCTATCTTGAATAATATGTTTTTTAATATTATATCTCATTCTAAAATAATGTATTAAATATTTAAAAGTTTTTTTATGTAAAATATTAACTAATGGATTAACTTGATTAACTGAATTCATTATTAATGATTAATTTTATATAATATAAATTCAATTTTAAAAAAAATAAGATTTATATCTAAAATATAAATATATATATAAATTATAATACTATAACCTATAATATTTTATAATTTAAATATCACATTTTAACATATAAATAATTTATATAATCTCTAATTATTTACACATTTATTTATATATTATATAATATTATACTAGATTATAAATCTAATTATTTTTTTATATTAAATAATACAATTATTAAACAATAAATAAGTGTGTATAATATATAAT